CCGATGTCCGTCACGCCGAGACGCACGAACGCGGCGACGGTCTGATCGATGAGCTCCTTGCGGTGCGCGACGAACATGCACCGCTTCCCGCGCCCGAGCGCTGACAGGATGATGAATGCGGAGGTGAACGTCTTCCCTCCACCGGTCGGGATCGTCAGCATGATCCGTCGCTTCCGCTGTCGGATCGCGGCGCGAACCTGCTCGATCGACGCGGTCTGGTATGGGCGGAGCGCGACGCTCACGGCTTCCTCCCTGGCGGCGACTTCGGCAGCAGCGACGGATCGTTCATCCACGCTGGCCGCTCCGCCTTCTCGCTACGGGCGAATCGAGGCGGCGACCTCTTCCACTTCTCGCGCGGCAGAGGCTCGATGCCTCGTGCGCGCATCACCTTCGCGCGCGCGATCGCTTTCTGCCATCGAAGGATCTTTTCGCGAATGAATCGAGCCAGGCACCGGTGCGTGTTCTCGGTGAGCCACGCGCGATTGCTCTCGAGCGAACGGCGCTGGCCATCCGTAATCGAAGGCTCTCGAAGGAGCTCGTCGATCAGGGCGATGTCGACCGGATTCTGGAGCCGGCTTGACTCGACGAGGGTTGTGCGACGCTCTTCGATCGCAGCCGCGCGCGAGCTATCGAGCCTGTCTTCCTGACTTCGCAGGTCGTGACGAAAGCCTTTCATGACGCCCTCCGCGCATCGCGAAGGAATCCGCGTTCAGCGTTGCTGCGCTCAGCGGTCTCGATCTTTCGTCGTAGATCACGCTCGGACCACGGCGGCTTGCACCCGCGGTTCCACTCGGCGAGCAGCGAGAAGGAGGTCTCGCGATCGAGATCGAAGCCGCGCACGATGCACACGGCGGTCTCGAAGGTGTGCTTGTCGCCGCCGCTACCCTCGATCGCCGGGTCCCGCACGGACAGCCATCGCCGAGCCCGTTCGACGACATCCCCGTGATCGTCGTCGCTCCTCGGCAGCGGAGGCGCAACCGGTGGCGCCTGCTCGGGCACTGTAGCCAGCGCCCAATCGACGTTGACCGGACGCCCTGTCAGGCCGAGCGCGTGAACGAACTTCGGCAGCGACGCGGCCGCCGGAATGTTCTTTCGCTCTAGCTCGTCGTTGAGCGCCTCGAGCGAGTCGGGAATCGAGGGAAGAAACCAGAAACGAGATGGGTCCGAAGCAGCGCGATCCACGACGAGGCCGAGGCCTTCGGCGCGACCGACGACGGCGCTGTAGACGCGTCGATACTCCTCGGCCGAGACGGGGCGCGACAGGAGCAGAAAGACGCGAGCTCGAGGATTCTCGGGCGTGCTCGACCACGTCGAATGAACGAGCGAGGTCGAGTTTGCGAAGAGGTGGACGACGTCCTCCCACGGCGGGACGTCGTGATCGAGGTCGAGTCCGACCGCGAAGACGCGCTCGACGTTGGCGAGCGTGCGGTGGTTGCCGCGATAGGTCGCAAGCGAAACGCCCGGAGCCGCCCCCTTGGTGGTCGTGATCTTCGGCTCGATGAGGCGCGCGCAAAGACGCTGCCACGTCGTCGAAAACCGCTTTCCTCGTGCCTTCTCGAACGGCGGAAAGTATGTGCAATCAACACGCATTCTCAGGCGCGCCGGAGCGCGCAAAACACCTCCTCAGCGGGTTCGACTCGGGTGAAGCGACGAGCGGCCGTTGTGCCACTGGCGGCAGTCATTGCATCGGTACGTGCCGACGCGCCGACGCGAGCGACGGAACATGTGGGCGGCCGCGCGCATGGCTTCCGCGCACGACGCGTAGGGGATCTTTCCAGACGGGCAGATCATTCGCCCGTCTCCAGCAGATCGTCGAAGGCGCCCGCGGGCTCCTGCGCGAGCTCGGCAGCATGCTCCGCCTCGATCTCGTGCCGCTCCTTGAAGCGCGGCGGGCACATGCCGCGCGACTTGTACCAAGCGTCGTCGCGGCAGAGCGCGCGCTCGTCGCCGTTCTCGTCGGGCGTTCCGTATCGAAGATTGTCAGCCGCGTTGCAGCTCGACCCCTTCGCGCCGTGCAGCACTTCGGCGCCTTCGGGGCGAGGCCCGAGGAACGTGAGCGCAACGAGGTGGTGCACGTAGGCTGGCTTTCGCTTCCCCGCGGTCGTCTTGATCATGACCGAGCGGTAGGGTGTCGGCTCACCCTTGGCGCTCTTGCGGTCGTACGGCGCTAGCTCCTTCGGCTCACCGTCGGCGACGAAGGCGATGCGTTGTCCTTCGCGCGTGCGGCGCCATGTCGAAAGGATCTTTCCGTCGGAGCTGGCGAGGTATCCCGGCATGTCCGGAATCGGTCGGACCTCCGGTCCGGTAGGCGTGACGGTGCGGGCTCGACGCCCGGGATCGACCGCATCGAGGAAGTGGAGTGTTCGCGAGTGACGCTGGCCCCAGACGAACCAGCCGTAGGCGCTCGAATCGCACTTGCCGTCTCCGGTGAAGCTCGGACGTGACGCGAGGACGAAGACGCTCGACCCGTTGGCGCGGTGGAAAGCGAGCCGCTTCTTCCCTTCGAGGAACCCCAGTCGAAGGAGGAGCGCGACAGTGCCGCCACCTGCCACCGATGCCAGCGCCTTCTCGGCGAACTCCTGCGCGAGCGTGAACGGCGGGTTCGTGATGATGAGATCGGCCTTCGGCCACTCGACCTCGAGCGCGTTTGCGCGGATGACGTCGTGTCCCTTCGCTCTAGCCGCGTCGGTCCGCTCTTCGGAGATCTCGATGCCGGAGACGCTCGATCCGCGCTCCCGGAACACGTCGAGGATCGCGCCGGCTCCGCAGCACGGATCGAGGACGCGAGCTCCGGCGACGTGGAACGCGATCGCACGGATCGCCCACTCGGGGGTGGGGTAGTCGTCGAGCGGCCGCCGCTTCCCGGCCGGCGGCGGGATCGCGAGGCGCGGTCCGACGCTCCCGGGCACATGCATCTGCTCCCCTTTGCAGTCAGGGTCGGTGCACGACGGACAGGAGACGAGCTCGGCGAGAGTGATCACGCGCTCACCGTGCGCGGGGTGCAATCCCAGACCTTCGGGTTGGCTCCGTTGCGTTCGATGAAGGCGAAATCGCTCACGTCGTCGCCGAAGTAGTGCCTCCGATAGAGACGCGTGTACCGCCATCGCAGGTCTCGTTTCAGGTAGTGTCGGCTCATGTGCCATCGCCCCCGGTCACCACAGCCCGCCACTCCTCGCCGCAGCCTCCGCAGTTACTCACGAGGCGATGTTCCGTCACCCGCTCACCGCAGTGCCCGCAGCGAAAGTTACGCACGACGCTCGGAGTCTCTGAGCCTTGGCGTGCATCGGATTGCGCCATGCGGAAGTCAGCGCGCCACGGGCCGACGGCGCGCCATGAGGTCGGCCTAACGTGGGAGTCGCCCTCGATCGCAAACTGCGCCTCGTTCCGCGCCGGCTCCGTGCGTGGGTGCACGGGTCGTGCGCAAAGACCCAGCTCGCGGATGGCGTTCTCGGTCGTGATCGACGTTGGATCCTGCTCCCACGCACGCCCCACGCGCTCGGCCCAGATGCTGAGGCGCTCGACGTCCAACTTCAGCTCGGCGATCTCGCAGTTCCGGATGATGACGACTTCGCCGAGCCGCATCACCTCGTCGCGGTCGCTGATGCCTCTTCGGCACAGCCGGCTTTCTTCGAGACCGGCCATACATGATCTTCTCCACCCAATCCTTGCCCTCGGCGAGGGTGAAGCACTGCGTCCCGGCCTCGCCGTAGACGGCAGGCCGAGACGAGAAGCGACCTTGATCGGCTCGCTCTTTGCCGGCGCGTCATCGGCGGTACGGGGCAGCGCGTCGGAGACCATCTCCGCAACCACCGCGCGGGCCGCCTCTCCCCACGCGTCGCGGAACGTCGCGGGCAGGTCCGACCACGGCGTAGTGAAGCCTCCCAGTGCGGCCGCCGAGTAGGATTCGAAAGCGATCTGTCCGTAGGTCTTCTTCATCGTCGTCCTCCTGTTCCCACGCGCAGGTGGGAGCTATTTCGATTCGGTTTTTCCGTGTCCTCGTGAGTCGTTCAGTGAGATCGATCGCGGCGTCGTTCAGGCGTACGCATTCCTTGCGGACTGCGCGTGCGCGCACCGCTGAACATCGTGGGCAAAAGAAAACCCGAGCGCTCGGAACGCTCGGGTGTCAGTTAGGCAGCAGACCGATGCTTACGACTTCGCCACACCGTGATCGGGAGTTTGGTCGCATCAAAGATCCGGCATGCCATCTCGAGCGACGGAGAGCGCTCTCCGGAGATCCACCGGCTGATCACTCCGCTCGACGCGCCGATCTCTTCGCCCAGCTTCGTCTGATTCCAGCCAAGGTCGAAGAGGCGACGCCGAAGCTGCTCTCCACCGGGCCGTTGTTCCACACTCAAACGCGAGCGCCGCATGGTTGAGCACACTGCCACCCAGCAGAACTTCTGTCAAGTGGTAGAAAGACCCAGTCATCACACCGCAACGTCTGTACGTTCGTGGGCCCGAGGAATTCGTGTGGGGATCCGATCGCGACGTGCGCGGCCTCGCCCGTGTCGAGCGCCCGGGCGTAACGAAGACGCGTCTGACTGACGACCCTCGACGCATCGTGATCGACGTCGAAGAGCGCGACGCCGGCTGAATCATTCGGCTCGCGAGCCAAGCGCCTAGGTCCCTTCCGTGCGCTGAACAGTCTTCCACTTGACAGAAGTTCTGTTGAACGCCAGAGTGCGGGCACACCAGACGACGATCCCATTCGTTGTCGAAGGAGGCCCGTGTGACCCATTGGAGGAAGAACCACGAGACCGCGTCGAATGATCTGCGCTCCGCCGATCTGTACGACGACGTCGCGAGCAAGCGTGCCGGGCGCGACGTGTACGCCTCGCCGATCGTGCAGATCGACAAGGTCACCGTCGGCAAGGTGAAGAGCCGCGAGAAGCCGAAAGGCGAGCGTCGGAACTACGCGCACTTCGTCGGCAAGTCGAAGCCGCTCGGACTCAACGTCACGAACTGCGAGACGCTTCAGTCGCTCTCGGGTTCGCCGGACACGGATCGGTGGTCCGGGCTGACCATTCAGCTCTACGTCGATCCGCAAGCGCGATACCCCAGCGGCAAGACGGGTCCCGCGATCCGCATCCGGCCGACGCTCCCCAAGGGTCAGGCCGACACGAGCCCGCTTCCGGACGTGCCTCCCGAGGCGCGCGAGCGGTTGGAGAACGAACAACAAGAGCGGCTCGACGATGAGCCGGGAGAGGAAGGCTGATCATGGTTGCTGCATTGAGTGTTGTGACGGTGCCTGCGGAGACGAAGAACGACGCGATGTCGACAGCGCTCGTGGGGCTAGAGCCCGACTCGGCGATGATGCTTCGGTCCGCGTTCGAGACGATGTTCGCGCAGGCCGACGAGTGGTGCGCCCGAGCTCGAAGCATCAAGGTCACCAGCGAGGACGATAAGCGCGGGATGAAGTTCGCTCGCGAGTCTCGGCTCGCTCTGCGCGAGATCCGCGTGAACGCGGACAAGGAACGCAAGCGACTGAAGGAAGACAGCGTGCGCCGAGGCAAGGCGATTGACGGCATCGCCAACGTGCTGAAGGCGCTCATCGAGCCGATCGAAGCGCACCTGCTCGAGCAAGAGACCTTCGCGGAGCGCGCCGAGGAGGCTCGCCGCGACGCGCTCCGCGACGCGCGCACGACGGCCCTGCTCGCCTACGGCGCCGACCCGAGCGCGTTCGTCAACCTTGGCGCGATGGCCGAGGAGACGTGGACGCTCACGATCGAGAACGCCCGCGCCGCACACGAGGCGAAGATCGAGGCAGCTCGACAAGCTGAGCTCGTGCGGCTCGAGGCCGAGCGGATCGCGGCTGAGAAGCGTGAGGCCGCCCGCGTCGAAGCGGCTCGACTCGAAGCGGAGCGCGCCGAGCGCGAGAAGGCGCAAGCCGAAGAGAACGCGCGCTTGAAGCGAGAGGCCGAGGAGCGCGAAGCAGCTGCAAAGGCCGAACGTGAGGCGGCTGCAGCGGAGCGCGCGAAGATCGAAGCCGAGGCACGTGCAGCTCGCGAAGCCGCTGAAGCCGAGGCTCGCGCCGCCAAAGCAGCAGCGGACGCCGAGACGAAAGCAGCTCGTGAGGAGGCCGACCGCGCCGCCGCCGAGCTCGCCGCCGCGAGGAAGTTGGAGCGCGAGCGCGAGGAGGCGGAAGCTGCGCGCGTCGCTGCGGAGGAGGTCGCTCGCAAGGCGGCCGAGATCGCGCCGGACCGCGAGAAGCTTGCCGCGTTCGCCGCGACCGTTCGCGCCCTCTCGATCCCGACGCTGACCACCGAGCGAGGTCAGGCCGCACGGGCGAAGGTCGCCGAGCAGATCGCCAAGATGGCCGCCTGGATCGAGAAGACGGGGGCGTCGCTTTGAGCGCCGCGACTTCGCTTCCGTTGCCTCCGGAGCTTCCGGACTTCGACGCTGCGCCGGTCGCGGCGAACGATGCGCCACTGCGCGTCGTCGCTGAGGACGGCACTCTGCACTTCTCCGATCTGAAGAAGATGGCGCTCTCCGCCCGTCAGTACCTGTACGGCGTGAACAACCCGATCAAGCCGACGACTCAGATGCTCATCGGGACCGCCGTGCACTTTCACCTCCTCGGCCCGCGCCACGGCGCGAAGCCGCTCGTCATCTTCGAGGGCAAGCGACGGAGCGGGAAGGAGTGGGATTCGTTCTTCGCAAGGAACGGGGGGGCGGAGATCCTGACCGCTCCCGAATGGGAGCGCGCCTCGTATATCGCGGAGGCCATTCTCGTCGATCCCGTGGCCCGCGCTCGGCTCGACGGCGCTCGGTACGAGGTTCCGTTGTCGTGGGAGGAGAGCGGCTTCCGCTGCTCGACCAGCGGTGTCGACATCATCAGTGGTGCCGCGCTCGCTGACCTCAAGACGACGGCGAGCACACATCCCGAGACGTGGGAGCGCCACGCGTTCAAGATGTTCTATCACTGCCAGATGGCCTGGTATCGCCGTGGTGCGCGCGCGAACGGCATCGACTGCTCGCGCGGCCTGTACCTGCTCGGCGTAGAGACATCGCCGCCCTTCGAGGTTGTCGAGCTTGAGCTCACCGAGAAGATGATCGACCTCGCCGATCGAACGCTGTCTCTCTGGCTCGAGAAGCTACGGCAGTGCGTCCTCTCGTGCCCTGAGCCTCGCGCGTTCTCGGACTGGCCAGGATACGCGGCGGCGTCCGTCCCGTGGGAGCTGCGCAAGCGGCAACGCGAAGACGAGGAATCCGACGAGGACGAGGATGAGGAGGCGTTCGCTTGAGTCGACGCGGCTGGCAGACACGCAACCGGATGAACGAGCGCACGCACGTTCCCGGCGCATATGCGATCAAGCCGCCGGAGACGGAGGCGGGGCTCGTCACCCGCACCGCTCCGGACGGCGCCGTCGAGCACTTCATCGACGGCCTGCAGGTCTCCGCAGAGGCCGCCGCTGCCTACGCCGCCAAGGAGACCAACCGATGAAGCTAGGGCTCGTTCGCCGTGCGCACCAGGAACACCTCGTCATGATCGTTCAAGGTCGTGAACTTGCCGGTTCTCGGGCAATTGACACCCACGTTCTTGAGACGCGTCATGCCGTTCGGCACCCGTACGCCAGCGTGCCTGTCTCCAAGCCGATTCGGATCCCCGCCGTAGTCAGTTGTGCCCTTCATTCCAAAAGGCGTCCGATGGGTCTCTCCGCAGTCGCAGAACATGTGGACTTCGTATGTCGGGGGCATGACACACGAGGCTCGCTCCATTCCGTGGAAATCGCAACGGAGCCGGCGACGTGAGCACGTCAGCCGAGGAAGCAGATCGAATGCTGACGATCGAGCTGCGCCGTCGCTCTGCCGCTTGGGTTCGTCGGTACACCATCGAGCAGTGCGCGCTCGTCGCTGAGCGCGCGGCATTGCTGCATGACGACAACGGACGCGTGGTGTCGAAAGCCGAGATGGCGCGACGGGCGACACGCGTTGCTTCGGAGATCCGTTCACTTGGAAGGGGGCCGTGATGGCCGAGAAAGAGCGTCCTCACCGTAGGTTCACCGTTGCGATCAACATCAGCGGAGACACGCTCGATGACGTCAAGCTCGCCATACGCGAGATCGCTCGCGATCGTGTGCAGGACCACGTCATGGGCGGGTCGACGCTGGGCTACTTCGTCCAGGTCTCCGAAGACCCCGCGATGACACACGACAAGTACTTCGAGGCCCTCGAGAAGTATCTCGAGCCGAAGCCGGCAGAGGAAGTCGTCGTCCAGCTCGATCCGTTGCAGCAAGTGGTCAAGGCGGCCCGCGAGCTCGTCGAGGAGGAGACCGGAACCGACGGCTGCCTCGCGTGTGGCAATGATCTCGACGATTGCGCATGCGCGAACCTGAGGCCGCTGCGAGACGCGTTGCATAGGGTCTCCGAGGAGCCGCCGCGATGAAGCGCACCGTGGGATGGTTCGTCCGGAAGGGCGCCGAACGTGGCCGAGGGGAGTGGCTCTTCTTCGCTCAGTACCACCCAAGCAACGGGTTCGATCTCGTTTGGGACGACTGCTTTCGGCTGCTCTTCAACCGCAAGTGCGATGCCGCCAGAGCGATCGACCATCTCGGTCCGAAGGGCGCTCGGCTGATTCGACTCGTGAGGAATCGATGAACGTCGCGAGGATGGATCGACAGATGCTCTCGCGGGCATCGCAGAAGGCGCGGCGGCGGTTCGCTCGCTGGATGCGCCTCGAATGCGCGTGCGTTGAGTGCCTCGTTCGCGAGCTCGATCGCCGGGCAATCCTTCCGATCACCGGAACGTCGAAGCCATGACGCCAACGCTGAAGGAGCCTTCTCTCTGGTGGTGCGTGGCCGCGCTCTACGTCGATCCGAAGGGACCGTACCCGTCGATGTGCGCGAACTGGTACGACGCCGAGCGAAACGCGAAGACGTACGCCGGCCCGTGGCCCGTCGTCGCGCATCCTCCGTGCGGACCGTGGGGGCCGATGCGACACCTATCGAGCGGCAACGGAGCCGAGCAGGACAGGACGTGTGGACCTCATGCCGTCGAGATGGTTCGCAGGTGGGGCGGCGTCCTCGAGCATCCGAAGGGCTCGACGCTTTTCCGTCATTGCGGGATGCCGCATCCCGGCGAGCTCCCCGACGAATGGGGGGGAGTAACGTTCGCAGTGAACCAAAGCGATTGGGGCCACGTCGCGCGCAAGCCGACTTGGATCTACGTCGTCGGCGTGGCGTTGACGCAGATGCCGGCGCCACCTCCGAAACGCGAGCCTACCCATTGGGCGAGCGGAAGCCGAACTCGCTCAAGCCGGCAGGGGTCACCCGTTCCGCCGGGGATCAAGGTCTGTTCGGTGCGGCAGCGCCGACGTACACCGATTGAGTTCGCGCGATGCCTTCTATCGATCGCCGCGTGCGCCGAGCCGCCGTTGTACGCAGATCGCGACGCACCTACGGATAACGCATGACGATCAAGCACGACGCGGAGAAGCCGCGATGGGATCTCCTTCCGACGGACGCCGTCGCGCTGGCGGACGGTGCCCGACGCGCGACGTCGTTACTTCGCCGCGACCATGCGCCACCTCGTCGCTTGGTGGGGCGGTGAGCGGCTCGATGTCGAGAGCGGACTTCCTCACCTCGCACACGCGGGTTGCTGCCTGCTTTTCCTCGCATCGCTCGACAAGGAGCCGAAGCCTTGAACGCCGAACTTCTCACCGTCGACGAAACCGCCAAGCTCCTCCGCACGACGCCGAAGGCGATCTACACGATGATCGAACGCAATCAGCTTCCGGGCGTCGTGCGCCTTGGTCGTCGAGTGCTCGTGCGCAGCGTTGACCTCCGGAAGCATCTCGGTCTAGGAAGCGATCAGCCGAAGGTTCCGCTAGCGAAAGTTGGCTGAACATGACGACGAAGATCCGCCCTGCGCGTGGCGGCCGTGGCTGGGAATACGACATCCTCTTCAGGTGGCCGGAAGGCGGTCGGTTTCGCGAGCGCGCGAACGCACCGGTCACGAGCAAGTCGGCCGCCATGCGGTGGGCCGCGGCGCGCGAGGCGTCAATCCTCGCCGCCGGCAAGGACGCATGGATCGCGTCGAAGACGCCGCCGACGCCCGAAGAGCCGGCGCTCACGCTGGGCGACTTCTGGCCACGCGTCGTGCGTGACCACTACCGCGCGAACCGGAAGAAGCCGTCGACGATCGACGCGGCGGAGTCGTTGTTTCGGCTCTACATCGCGCCTCTGTTCGCGACGCGAGAGCTCGCGACGCTGAGCAACGCGGACATCGCAGTGCTGAAAGGAAAGCTCGCCGCAATGTCGCCGAAGAGCGTGAACAACGTGCTCTCGGTGCTGTCCCGCGCCCTTCGATGCGCTGTCGATTGGGGTGTCCTGAATCAGATGCCGTGCCGGATCGTGCTTCTCTCGATCGCGAAGCCTCGCTTCCGCTGGTATGAGGTGCACGAGTATCGACGGCTCGTCGACGCGGCGAAGAAGGTCAGCGAGCGCGTTCACCTGCTCGTTCTGCTCGCCGGTAGCGCGGGACTTCGGCGCGGCGAGATCATCGCGCTGAAGTGGACCGATCTCGACCTCGCGCGTCGCACGATTCATCTCGAGCGCGCGATCTGGCGCAAGCACGAGGAGACGCCCAAGGGCGGACGTGGACGACCGATCCCGATGACGCCCGAGCTCGCCGACGCTCTGACGAAGCACCGGCACATGCAAGGAGAGCGCGTGCTCTACTCGGAGCGGGGCGAACAGCTCACGAACCGAACGATCCGCAATTGGATGGCGCAAGCGCAGCGACGCGCCGGCCTCGAAGCGAGCGGCGCGATCCACCTCTTGCGGCACACGTTCTGTTCCCATCTCGCTGCCGCCGGAGTGCCGGCGAAGGCGATCCAAGAGCTCGCTGGACACGCCGACCTGTCGACGACGCTCCGCTACATGCACCTCTCACCTTCTGATCGTTCGTCTGCGATGGCCTCCCTCGCGAGCTACCACGCCTCTGCTCCACCATTGCTCCACGCCGCAGGCGGTTAGGAGAGGAAAGCAGCGGATTCGAGCGGAGCAGCGCAGTGGAGAAACGTCGGCAATCTGCGATTAGCCGAATAGTTCCGCGGTGGTAGAGCAAGGTTCGATTCCCGGCGCCTCCACCACGCTTCACCCTCGAATTACCGGCCAACTACAACAGACCGCGGCGCGGAGCAACGATGCTCCACCATTGCTCCACGCCGCTGTCTGCGAGCTGCTAGACCTCGATGCGGCACTGCGGGCATTGCGCCCGGCGGTCTTTCATCGTGATCAGAGGGATCCAGAAGAGCGGGAAGCACACGAACAGCAAGATGGCGAAGACGACCCAGCCGCCCGTGGAGACCTTGCTTAGCGTCATGGCCTGGCCCGCGTAGCCGCACGCTCGACACTGGAACGGCGGCATCATCGGCGGGCCGGGCTGCATGTGGTACGGGTTCGCGCCATACGGTCCGTGCGGTCCTTGCATCGTTGTCCCCTCTCCGGGCTCCCCTCTCCGGGCGCTAGAGCGCCGAATTGTGAGAATCCGACGATTCCGCGGGAAGCGCAAGAGTCACCCGCGGCCGATAACCGGAGCCCAGAGCAGCAGCACCTCCACGATCTCCTCGTCGGTGAGCTCGATCGGCGGTTCGGGCGGAAACTCCTCGGTGATCGGCGCGTCTTCGTCTTCCACGCCGACCGCCTCGGCCGCTCCCGCCCGCCGGTTGCCTGAAATCAGGCGCCTGGCTCGCTGTCCGGGTCGCGCGTCAGGTCGTAGGTCAGTGGGTGGACGATCTCGAAGTCGACGACTGGAGCCGGCTGCGTCACGGGCTCGAGGTCCGTGAGCGTTGGCGCTTCCGCCAGCTCTTCGAGCTCCTTCACTGCATCGTGGTAGGCCGCCGCGTTCATCCAGCGCACGAAGTGATCCTGCATCGCCCGGACATACATGCCGATCGGAGCCGTGAAGTAGTCGTCGTTCGTGCCTTCCTTGCCGTCCGCACCGGCCTTTATCGCGTGCGTGAAGCCGACCGGATCGCCCGCCTCGACGAACGGCCAGCAGTGCTTGAATCGGCGATTACGGAGAAAGGCGACGTGTTCAGCCATTCCCTCGTCGAGCGAGAAGAAGGCTCGAAAGCGTCGCCCCGGATCTCCCTCGGGAAGCTTCTTCCGCTCCCCAGCGATGTATTCGGTCGTCCCCGGAAGGTCGATCCAAGGGACGCCGGCGTTCACCTCCCCCTGGCTCACCTTCACGTTCCCGATGTTCCAGTTCCAGCACGCCGCGCCCCCCGTCTCCGTCATCCACTGCGCGTAGATGACGCCAACCTGCTCTTGCGTCGGTGCCGCGTCGTAGCCAAGAGCGCGCCATGCCTTGATGAAGGTGCGAGCGAACTCCTTCGCCGTGCAGACAGTACGAAGCATCGAGACCTGCATCACGCACCTCCCTGAAGTCGTTTGACGGCGAGCTTTGCTTCTTCGGCGATGTCGGCCGCAGCCTCGGCGAAGTCGACACCGCGCGCCGTGAGCGAGTCTCGAAGGAGTGCCGGTGCCAGGCCAGAGTCGAGCAGGATCTCCTGCAGCTCACGAAGCACTCGCTCTCTCGTGACCTTGCCAGAAGCGAGGTCGAGGAGGAGCTTCGCGAGGGTGAGCGCGAGCGGATCGCCGAAGTTCCCGGCGATGAACTCGCGGAGCGCGTCGAGTAGCCCGGTCACTGTCCACCTCCGTCGCGAACGGTCTCGGCGATGCCCCATCGCTCGCGCACGGCCTTGCGGCACGCGTCGATCGTCTCTCGCGTGTCGTTGTTGTCGACGCATCGCATCTGATCGGCGAGGTAGGTCGAATCGGCCAACGCCTCTTTCGCTTCACGAGGAAGGCAATGCGTGCAGAGTCCAGACACGTATGCGATGGCGCCGACAAGCGCAGCGAGCCGCATGCTGCTCGAACGATGCAGATAGACGATCTCGACTTCGCGCGGCGGTGGAGACGGGACGCGGTACGGGTTCACGGAAGCACCTTGATTCCCTTCCCGGCGAGGTATCCCGCCGCGAGAACGAAGATCGCCTTACCGACGAGATTCACCTTCGGGTGGTCGAAGAACGCGGCAAGGCCCGTCGCCGTCTTGACGACAGCGTTTCGTATGTCCTGTACGTTCTTCGCCGTCGCCGCGCGCTCTTGCGCAGCGTCCTTCTGATTCTGTTCGACGGCATCGAGCCGAACAATGACACTCGCGATCGCCGCGTCCTGCTTCAGATCGTTCTCGGTGTTCGCCTTCGCGTGAGTCTTGGTCGAGTCCGACGCCTTCTCCAGATGCTCGAGCCGATCCTCGACGAGCTTCGTTCGGCCCTGCACGATCTTGAGCTCGCTCGACACGAGCTGAATGTCCGCCTTGAGCTCCTTCCGCGTGTCGCTCTGCTCGGAACGAAGCGCGCGCAGCTCGAGGAGCACGGCTTCGAGCGTGTTGCCAGACACCCGCACGGCCGGCATCTCCGTCGTGTCGTGGTACTCGGGTCCGACCGCGCGTTGCGATGGCTTCGTGTCGCTCATAACTTTCTCCTTCGACTCCGTTCGTCAGGCGAGCACCGTTCCGAGGATAAAATTCGCCATCTTCACGTACCCGACCGCGAGCGGATGCACTCCGTCGCCGAGGTCGCCGAGCGTCATCACCGACGACGCATCCCAGTACGTGCACCACGACGATCGCGTGCTCGCGACGGTGCTCATCGCCGTGCGGTACTGCGCGAGCGTGTTGCCGTTTCCGTTCGGCGTCGCCTCACCACTGCGAATGATGGGCGAGACGAGCTGAACTCTCGCCGCCGACTGCGCCGCATGCACTGCATCAACGAGCGTGGCGATGCGCGTCTGAAAGTTCGATACGCCGCCGTCTGGCCCGGTGCCCCAATCGTTGGTGCCGATGGCGACGACTAGGTCTTGTCTTCCGCCCGGCTGCACGTCGGTGAGACACGCGGACAGAATCGACGCGACCGTCGACAGGCCAGGCGTCACGCTGTCCTGATAGATCTGCCGTCCGCCCGAGCCGTACGAGGTAATGCCGAAGCCCCTGAAGCTCGTCGTGCGTCGAATCAGACCGATCCATGAATCCTTGGGCTCGACCGGGTGCCCCTGAGAGATCGAGTCCCCGTACACCACGACGCGACGCTCCGGCGCCGCGGGTGGAATGACGTAGAGAGTGCCATCGAGTACTTCGAGGCTCGTGATGACGCCAGCTTGTACATTCGGCTCCAGCCAAAACTGCGGACTTTCCCAGATGTCGACGACCTTCGCCGAGCCGGCCGGCAGCGTGACATCTACCGTGTGCGCAGCGCCGTCACCATTGAGCATGGCAGTCTGGTTGAAGACGCCGTTCACCAAAATCGTGAGTGCCGAGTAGGACGGGTAGTTGCACCAGTATCCGATCCGGAGCGACGTCCCACTCGTGACGATGCGAATCCGCGCGAAGGCGTTGTGTCGTTTGATCGAGCCTGAGAGGATCTGCTCGTCGGCGCTGTCTCCGAAGTCGGCGCGCACGGGTGCATACGGCTCGTTCGCTGGAGCGGGGCGATGCGAGGCGCTGAGCAGAACGGAACGCATCAGGGTAGCGCCGCGCTCGGGTACTTAGTCTTTAGCGCGGTGTAGATGTCCGCGCGCTCGGTGCCAGTGAACGCAACGTTGCGGATCTCCTGATCCATGATGTCGCCCTGGAGCCATGTCGATGCGTTCCAGTTGGTGCCGACGACGAGCTGCGCGGACGAGACGCCGCTGTACATGCTCGTGCAAGCGACCGAGACCGGCGTCCCGTTGTCGAGTTGGAGCCAAAGAAGCGCCCCATCCCACCAAGCGAAGAGCACGTGCCAGGCACCCGTTGCACACGCAATGTTGGTGTCGTGCTGCGTCGGAGAACTGTCCGCTTGCTGAACAAAGATGCCGTTGCTGTCGAATCCGACACCGACGCCAGAATCGTTGCTCGCCCAGAAGTGCGGGCTGTTGTACCGCTGGTTGTCGTTGCCGAATGCGAACGCGGCCGTGGCCTTGAACATGACCCACGTGGACCACTGCGTTGTCGAAACGAACGTAGGAGCGACGGGGCCGGCGTGACCAAGCTTCTGGTTCGTCCCGTTGAAGTGCGCGGGTGTGTACCCATCAACCGCGGTTCCTGCGGTTGGCGGATTCGTTGCCTCGGTGAGGTTTCGCGAACCTGATGAGCCTGCACTCGCAGTACCCGCCCAGGTCCATCCAGTCCCCGCGAAGCTCCCGCGCCACCAACCGGTGGACGCAAGTGTAGTCAAGTCGAGTAGCCCCGAGGCGTCCAACTTGACGATCTGAACGTTCACGATCGCGCTGGCTCGGGCCGCGGCGGCTGCCGGGCCAGTGAATCGAACGCGCACGTCATTGCCGTTCTTGTCGAAGACGGCATTCCACCCCGCCGGGTTGCCTGCATCGGGCGGGTTTGCCTGCGACGGCGCTCGGATCGCTGTCGGCGCCCCCCCGTCCGTACGCGAGTAGGTCGCTCGAATATCGAGCTCGAAGTTTTGGTTGTTGGCTCCGCGCGCCAGGACCGTGGCCGTGTAACCGATCGTCGACTCGTCCTCTTGCGTCCGAGACCATAGCGTCGTCGTCGTGTTGTTGGCAGTGTCGAGGCTCTTCTGGACCGCAATCGACTTGACGTTTGGCGATGTCGTGGGCGACCAGTCGAAATTCTCTGACGAGCTGCCGATGATCGTTGTGCCTGAGAACGTCATACGAGTGACGGGAGTGCCGTCGTCAAGCTTCTCATCGGAAACCACGACACCTTCCCCGACGATCTCGAAGATGGCGCGCATCGGCAGATTCGTGCCGAGGTAGCGGACGACTGCAGAGAAGTATTTGTTCAGCCAGTTGCCGGCGATCGTCATCGCGTCCTCACGTCAGCGCCGCGTAGGCCGAGTAGCCTGCACGCGCGCTCATTAGGATGTCCGAGCTCGTCACAACCGCGACGCCGTCACCGGCGAACACGCCCCGCACGCTGCCCGCTAGACACACGCCCGATGGCGCCCAAGTGACTCCGCCGTCGAGCGAGTAGATGACCTCGTTGCGGTTGATCGACGGACTCAGTGTGATTCCCACGAGCGTCGAGTCTCCGCACGGAGCGCATCGATACATCGCGTTCGTGAAGAACTGACAGATCCGAGTGAACGTCGCGCCGTCGTCGGTGCTCTCCCATACTTCCGAGTTCCACGCGCCCGTCGTGCGGTTCACGATGAGGAGCCAACGGTTTGCGGCGTTCGTGTCCCGCACGAGTGCGACGTTGTCGACCGGCCCGATCCCGCAAGACACGTCCGAGCGGGTCGTCCACGTGGTTCCCGCGTCGTCCGAGGTCCTGATCTTGATCGTGGTACCGCCAGTCGCCTGAGCGATGAGGACGATTCGTCCGGACGTCTTGTTGCACCGCATGTTGTGGCGCGTCGTCGTCCCGAACGAGGAAGGCGCGGTACCAGCTGACCAAGACGTTCTGTTGGTCGACGTGAGAATCGCGGGCGAACCTGCGCTCATCGCGAACAGCACCCACTTCGAGTGCACGGGGTCGTGTACGACTTGCGCGTTCGACGGGCTCACGAGAGAAACCGCTGGTCGGGTCCAAACGTCGGTCGAAGCAGTCTTTTCGAAGACGTATGCAGCGTCCGTTGCGACAACGGCATTCCCGTTCGGATCGACGTCGATGGCGACGCAGTCCTCGCCGCTTGCGACCCCCGCAACCTCGCTTATGCCGGACCACATGAGGCCGTGGTTCTGGCTCGTACGAACGTTCCCCGTCGCTCCGCAGACGTGCCACTTTCGGTACTTCGGGTCGTACACGGCGGCCTTCATCTCGCCGATCGACGACTGATCTGGATGGATCGGGAAGTTGACGGCCTGAAGCCTGTTGATCGCTTGTCGGAGCCACTTGTCACGATCCGCGAGTGTCTCGACCGGAACATTGATCTCAGCGCCGGTCGGAACGGTGCTGTCGTCGACCAGAGCAACAGCGTCCCAGTTCGGCTCGTCGTCGTGATTGCTCACTGTTGAAACTCCCAGTATCGAAAGTTGGTGCTGCGGCTCTTGATGCGACCGCCCGATCCGTCGGGCTTGCTCCAATTCCCCCATCTGCCGTCAGGCATGGTGGTGGCTGTCGGGTCAGCCTCCGGATCGAGGTCCGCGGGGTCGTCGACCCAGATGACGCAACGGATCCAGTTGTGTGCGGGCTTCGAGCTTTTCAGCTCCGCGATGGCTTCCTCAGCCTCTTGTCGCGGAACGTTGTGTCCGATGCCGTGAGATCCATCGAGCGAGCCCCATGACGGTTGGTGCTCGTACGCGGCGCCGTAGACGATGATCCAGATGTCCGTCGGACGATCCTTCGCCGCCTTCGGATGCGAGATAGAGTCCCAGTTCCACGGCACCGAGAACGTGCGAAGCTCGCCGTCCGCGTTGATCTCCGTCCACTGGCCATGACGGTCGACGACGCGCACCATTGGTCGTCCGCGTAGATATTCGTGGAGCGATCGCGCGATCTCCTCGTCCGATCCCCATCTCGCAGCTTTGCTGAGCCACCCTTGGAGGCGCGCTGCGTACTCGTCATCCGTATCGGAGAGGCCTCTACGGATGCCGCGCGTGTTGCCGATCTCGCCGAGCGCGGTTGGCGTGCCTCGGCCCGGCCACGCCGCTTGAATGCCCTGCATGAGCGCATCCAGAAGCGCGTCGCACATGACAGCGCTCGCCCAGAGATACTTGAACCCGTGCGTGAATCCGGGCCGATTGCGCACCCACCACGGCACGATCCTCTCGATCCCATCGGAGAGAAGGCCCGCCATCACACCACCCGCACTTCGACAGAGCCGGTCCACGTCGGGACAGCGTTTGCCGCAAGCAGAAGATCAGACTCGTTCGACAAGTCGATGTCGAAGACGGCCGGGTGAACTCGGCAGAGGCCCTTTACCCAATCCGTGTATAGTGCACCCTGAGCCTGCGACGGCTTTTTGATTCCACCGATCGGGTAGGTACCGAGCCCCGTGCCGATCGACTGGTTCGACTTGGAACGGATCGCATCGAGGTTCAGGCCGTTCGTTCGCTGCACCCAGATCGTGACCAAGCGATCGAAGGGTGTCTCCGTCGCCGCAGACGGATTCACCTTGATCCCGGACGGTCGTGCCACGGCTTCGATCGAAGCCAGCGCGGCAGTCATATCGCCGGGGATCGGGGCGCCTGACGCCGCGGCCATGTAGACGTCTACGATCGCGTTCCAGGATCCTTCAGGAACGAAGACGCGATTGATGGCCGTAGGCGATCCGTCGAGGCGGGTCGCTTGACGCACGGCCCACTGATACGCACCGCGCGGACCGAGACCGCTGATGCTCGCAAGCTTCGCTCGACAGGCGCTCCGGAGCTCGGCGTCGGACTCCTGCTCGAGCCCAATGACAGCGTCAGCGTTGCGCACCGAGACGCGAAGCAGCGACGTATCGAGCGAGTCGATATCGCCGGCGGACGCATTCGACTCGAGACCGAGCTCGACGGCGACGACACCAATCGTCACGCTCGACAGTGGCGCGAGGTCGAGCGGCTCGGCGTTGAAGTACTTCTTCTTTGTGCGCGACGAGTAGATCCGGACGCTTCCGGCCGGATAGTCGCCAGGCGCGAAGGTTCCACCACCTTCGTTTGTGAACGTGACCTCGCCGCTCGCCGCCTGAGCGCCTCGACGCTCGACGCCGAATACGTATCGCGCGAGCAGCGTCAACCATCCGCCTTCGGCGAGGTCGAGGAAGCCGCTCCGAACGATCGCGATCATCAGGTCCACGAGACCGGAGAACGTCATCGACTGCGCTCGCATGAGCACTCGGAGTACGCCGCCCTTGCGATACCTCGACGGGTTCACACCGAGCGTGGAAAGGATCCCTTCCAGCGTCGACATGTAATCGTCCGACGAGATCGGTTTGATCAGGTCCTCGAGATCGAGATCGTTCACTGCACGATCCCTCCCGTGAAGGTTCCGTCGGTCTTGACCGCGTAACCGAGCTTCAGCAATCCGGCCGTCGTCTCGACGACGATGTCCACCTTGGCGACGACGCCCTCATTGCCTTGGCCTTCGCGCGTGACGGTGGCAGAGCACGTGAGAACACGCTCGTCTTTGAGGAAGTCGGCCTCGATGAGCCGACCAATCATCAGCGGGCTGTCGGTGCTGGAAAGCCGGGATAGAAGCCCGGCTCCGCGATCCTCATCGTCGGGGTTGCTGCCGTAGTCCTCGAAAAGCCGATGTTCGAGGTCCTGCGCGAGCTCCTCGAGCTCGTCGTCCAGTTCAGACGCAAGTTCGTCCAGGTCGTCGCGGCAGACGAGTTCCACGTCCGACCGCAAAAACAAAAGAAAGTGTCAGGCCGACCGGGTCTTCAGCAGGGCGAGCTTGCCCTTGATCTCGACGACATCGGCCGCGAACGTCGGGTATGAGGCCACGCCTGGAATCGCCCCGTTCACCTTGCCAATGAGCTCGATCACGGCATCGAGGATGTCTTCGTTGACGGTCGGTTTCGCGAGCTCGCCGCCAAGCTTCATGACCAGGTAGTCCCACGTGCACTCCAGCGGAGGCGTGCCGTCGAAGCCGACGACGACGGGCTCCTTCCCCCGGAAGCCCACGAGGACCTTCGTTCCTGGCGTCACTTTGCACGAGAAGCCCGGCACGCCCGGCCAGTGGATGACGTCCACGGCGTCGGGAACGAGGCCTAGCACTGCAGCTTGGAGCAGGTAGCCGCCGTCCGGCGACTGTCCGACAACCGTGTACGCGTAGTGCGTGAGCAGCTCGGGACGCATGGCGCTCAGCGCAAGGTTTTGAATAGCGTTCGCGAGCCGAGGTCCCTGCGCCGTCGTCGTCTCGATCTCGCCCATCCAGAGGGATGCTGATGCGCCGTTCTCGTCCCACGTTTGCGTGACCTCTCGCACGCGCATTGCCCCGCCGGGGAGTCGAAGATCTGGAACGATCATTCCGGGCATGATCGGCGCAGAGCTCGTCACCTTCGCGATGCGAGAGAGCGGGTCGTACTCGGAGAGGAAGAAGTCGAGTCCAGGCACCGACGGCAGACGCGGGCCGACCGTCGTGATCCCGACCGGATCGACCCACCATCCGGACCGACCGAGCACCTGCGAAGCCTCGCCTTCGACGCGCGTGTAGTGATCTCCAAGCAGCTCGGGTACGACGACGACGGCGGCTATACCGAGCTCGGCGGCCGTCGCGGAGATCACGAGATTCGACATCACGCCGCCAGGGTTCGCGAAGTCCTGCTTCCGGATCTTTGATCGCCATTCGATCGCCCCAACAACGCGCGAACGAGCTCGCGTGCCGAAGACGCCGGACGCCTCCTTGTCGATGGTGCCAAGGAAGGGAGTCTTTCCCACCACGCAGGGAACCTTGCCCGTCGGCGACGGCACGCCCGTTGGTAGGTCGTGATCCACGTCGAGCACCCACGAGCCGGACTCCGGCACGTGCAGCGTGCACGATGTCATCAGAAGCGGCCCGATCGTGTTCAAGGGACGCCTGCCGCGGCCGCGAACTTGGCCGCCGCTGCCGCCATTCGAATGTCTTGCTCCGTCGCCGGCTTAGGTGGCGCCGCTTTCTGAGTCGGAGGCACGACAGGCTCGGTCTTGACCGGGATGAATGGCAACGGCGGGCGGTACTCGAGGAAGTTCAGTTTCGTTTGCCAATGTCCCGGTGACACGAGACCCCAGCCTTCGATCTCCGTCATCTGTACGTTGAGAATGCGGAACGGAGCTTTGACGAGGATTGGATGGTAGACGCCGATCGCAGCTGGCTTCACCCCGCGCGGCGCCGTCAGGTAGAGATTCGCGAACGCGTCCCAGAGCAGCTCCTTCTCTTCGTTCCAGAACTCGAAGGTCACGTCGAACGTGGCGAGGCCTTCGCCGGTGTAGACGCAGAACGCCCCTTGAATTCCGAAGCCTGGCTTGACGTCCCAGTTTCGCTTCAGCTTCGGTGGGCTCAGCGTCGTCTTGTCCGCAAGGAACGGAGCAGCACCGATCGTGAGAAAGTCGACGGCGACGGAGAAGGCCATTACCTCACCCCCAGCTGAGCGTTCGCGATCTCGAGCGCGTGGAGGATCTTCTCGACGACGTCGTCGACGACCTGCTTGGCGACTTCGCGCGGGTCCGCCGAGTCGCTTTCCACGTGAACGTCTCCGATGGTGATCGAATGACCCGCGCCACCGGATGGCTTGACCTTCGACGCTGGGATGATCGTCTCCCCCACACCGACTGAAGCGAGCCCCTCACCGGGCGACGGCAACGGCGACGTGTGCGCGATTCCGCCGGAGATGCCTTTGACTACACCGCCGGAGGCGTGCGCGGGCAGCGGCGTTGGAGAGTCCGAGCTCCCGATGAACCGCTTTGCGGCGCCGACGACGGAGCCGAGAACTCCGCTACCGCCTTCGGCCGTCCACTTCAAGCCGTGAAAAGGATCGATCGGAGTGATGGCGATACCAGCGATGAGCTTGAGCGTCGACTTGATGGTGTCGAGCACTGACGTGAACTTTTCCGCGGCGGTTCGGCCATCGTTGAACGCGTTTTCGACCTTGTTCTTGAGCGTGAGGATCTCGGTCCCAAGGTTGAGCGTGACGATGATCGCCTCCTTCAAGCCGTACTCGATCCAATCGCCGTTCTTGTCGAGGGAAGCGCCGAACGCTGTAGCGATGCCTTCGAACAGCGTCTTCAGTGCCGCGCCGCTCTGCGTGGAGCCGTCGAGCATCTTGTAGATCCGATCGAGGAACCTCGAGATCGGTTCGAGGTTCACGTCCTTCGTGAGCGCGGAGAGACGCTTGCCGAATTGCTCGGAGACCGAAGAGAGATCCGAGAGTTTGCGCAGGTTCAGCCCTGCGAACTTGTCCTCGATCGCCTTGCGCATGGCCTTCGCACCGTCGCCAAGCTTTACCTGCCCGGAGAAGAGCGCGGCACGAGCCTTCTCGATCGAGGTGTTGGTCTGCTTCGCGAGTGCGCCCGCGACATCGTCGAATTCCAGCCCCGTGCCCATCATCTCGATGGGATTGATCTGCATCACCCCCATGCGCTGATACCGCGTGATGAATTCTTGGATCTTAGCGCCGGCCTGATCTCCGAGCGCGGACGACGCCTGACCGATCGCGTTCAGCGAGTCGACGAGCGGCGCGCCGCGGATGCCGGCTTGACGGAGCTGAATGCCGAGCTTCGATAGCTCCTCCGTCGACGTCGGAACCTTGTTCGATAGCTCGTCAACCTGATCGGCGAGGTTCCGCGCGTTCTCGCTTGTGCGAACCCATGCCTCCATTTGTAGTCGCGTCTGGTTGCGCGAGCTCGCCGTCAGCACGACCCACTTCGTCAGGCTCACCGTCGCCGCCGTGATCGCCGCAGCGAGCCCGACACCTACGGCGGCGGCCGCCATCGCCGCTCCGGCTGATAGCGACAGCGCGCCATCAGCCGCCCCCATGAGTCCGGCCTTCAGAAGGGCTCCCTTTCCGCCCTCCTCGTTCGCGACGTCCTTGTACTCTACGAGCCTGTTCCGGAGCGCGCCGAGGCGACCGCCGAGCATGCTGAAGGCTCGGGACTGGTTTGCGGCTCGGTCCTTCTCGGCCTGCGCGATCTTCTTCGCTGCCTTCTCGCGCTCCGACGCTTCCTTTTTTGCATTCTTGATGATCGTGGTGACGCTCTGCCCGTGCTTCGCCGCGTCCGCCGTCACCACCGCTTGCCGAGCGGTGAGCGTTTCGATCTGATCCTTGATCTTCTTCGTGACCTCCGCGTTGCCCTTGCCGGAGGCCTTCAGCGCGGAGTTGAGGTTCGCGAGAGCCTGCTTATTGGTCTCGTACTCCTTCGCCATGGCCTTGAGCGCGTCGACCGTCTCGGCGCTCGCCTCTTTGGCGTTGCCGTCGATCGTCACCACCCACTTGGTTTCGCGCACGCTGGATGCCATGGTCGTTCACCTATTGATGTGCACGGCCGTCAGGATGGCCTCGATTGTCTTGAGGGACTTGAGGGACTCGCGCGCGTACTCGAATCTCACGGCCTCGAGTACGGCGCCGACCTGCCTCGACTCCTCCTCTAAGTCAGGATCGATCGGGTCCGGGTCGGGCAGGCGGAGCGCTCGAAAGGCCTCCACTTCGCACGAGGGGTTCTCTACCGCCGCCCTCGCACGGCTCGTTATTTTTCGAGGCGGATTCGGGCGCGCGCGCCCCAGAGATCCTGAATGGCCGCGGAGCACATGTCCTGCAGCAACGGCACCTCCGCAATCATCGTGGCGAACTGCTCGACCGACGGATGCTTCACATAAGACATCGTGATCTCGAGCAACTTCTCGTCCGAGAGCTGGTCTTGCTTGGCGAGGTGCGTGATCGTTTTGCGATGAACCTCCGCCAGCGGGCCGTTCACGAGCACGACGAAGCCCTTCCCGTGGCTCGTCACGTCGACGATCGCGTACTTCTGCCCCTGCTTGCCGAACGCGTTGAACTTCTCGACGAGCGAGAGGTATTCGAGATCGGACTTCGCGGTTTCGATCTTCCGAGCCGTCTCGGGGTCCTCGCCTCGGACCTCTTTCGTCCTTGCCTCGACTTGCTGCTCGAGCTCGGCGAGGATCTCAGCTTGCGTCTTCTCGGTGGTCATTGCGTACCTCAGAAGTTGTGCATCGTCATGCCTTCGATGTCGCGATGACGAAGAGGCTGGAAGACGAGGTCCCTCTTGAATCCGTTCGCGTCTTGCCCGTACTCGACACCGGCTTCGGCTGCCTTGCAACCGGCCCACACGTCTCCAACAGGCGGCGCTCCCTTGAGCGGATTGCCCGTCGCGATGGCGACGAAGATGAAGTCCGCGTGCGCCCACCCGCGCCCGAGTGACTTGGCCATGAGGATGGCCTTCACCTTCTGCCACTCGTGCGCGTACATGGTGATCGTGATCGGGTCGTATTCGATCTTGCCAGTCGCGATGTCGATCGGCTCACGATCCGTTCCGTACTGCGGGATCTGCTCGGCCTTCACCTTGCCGCCTGCGACAGAGAGGACTCCCGTGATCGGCAGCAGGTCGATCTTGAACTGACACTCGTACCAGTTGTAGACGTGGCCGCCGATGATTGGGTTGGGGGGCACCATGGTTCTGCGCTCTCCTGATCAGACGTTGAAGGACCGGACGAACCGCGTCGTGACGGCGAATCCCTTGATGTAGACGAGCGACGAGATCTCGACGCTCACCGTGACTACCGCGCCGGAGTTCGCTCCAACATCGTCGATGCGCGAGAGCTTGAGGCGCACGTCGTCGACTTCGTTTCCGAGGACGGCCTTGACGTCGAGCGTCCCAGCGGTTTCGAGCTCCGCGAGCTCCGATTCGAGGATGTACACCTGCCCCTGAGGACCTAGGACAGGATCTTTCTTCTTCCGCGAGCTGAGCGCGTCGGTGAGGAAGTCGTACGATCGCTCCTCGGCGACGCCCATGCAGCGCTCATGCTGGTCGAAGACGAAGTCCGATCCGACGGGCGAGAACACGCGCGGGTTGCCGATGAACGCTCCCGATCGACGAGCGAACGTGCGAAGCGTGACATAGCCGAGGTCGTCTAGTCCCGGCGTCGACGACTCGTCCCAGCAGATCGCGTTGCCATCTGCGTCGACGATCGAGACGCCGTCGATGGGACCGTCGGCGACGTACGCCGCGTCCGTTCCGACGCTGATCTTCGAGACGCGCGCCGCAAGGAAGAGCGACGTCGGGCGCCACATGCTGATGCCTCGAATCGGCGACGGCAGGTAGCCGCCATCGGCACACACGTCGACTCGCAGACCGATGCGGGCCGCGGCGCTGATCGTCGTGAGAGCGTCGATATAGGCCTGCGCTGTCTCGCCGCCCGCGTTCCAGGGGCGAACGTTGATGAACGCTCGCTTCGACAGGCCTCGGGCCATGAAGCCGTTGAGGGACGTGCGAACGCCGTTGATGATCGTCGCGTCCGCCTCGACGGAGCCGATGAGGATCGCTTCGTAGGTGAGGCCGGTCGCCTTGAGCGCGTCGAGACACGCCTGAATGTCGGAGAGGGTCGCCGTCGGACCCTTCGTAGTGAAGGAGACCGCCTCGTTCGCCGAGATGGCACCGACAGAGAGCGCCAGAGCGATCCCGGTGTCCGGGATAACGATCGAGTTGGCCGTGCCGAGCGCCGTAACAGGCGACCAGGTGTCGCCGTTGTCCAGGCTCCACTGGTACGTGATGCCGATCGTTCCGACGGTTCCTGCCGTGAGGAACCGAACCTTCGCCCTGAATCGGTCGCACGGCGTCGACGTGCCCGTGGCGCCCGTGATGGCGGACGGTGAGGAGCCCGGTGCGCCCGTGGTGGTGATCGTGCCGTAGGTGCCGGCCGTCGATGACGCGACTCTACATCCGACGACGCGCTTATTACCGACATCGAGGATGTGCGCCGCGAACTCGGGAAGCTCGCCGCCAACGAAACCCGTGACCGCCTGAGTCTTCGTCGTGAGCGTGGTCGGCTTGGCCGTCACTCCGCCCAAACAGCAGGCGATGATCGCGATGACGCCGATCGGAGCGGCGCGTGCTGAGCCAGTGTTGCCGTCGGAGCGCGCGTACGAAAGGCCGGGCAGGGACATGCCCGGTCGCGAAAACAAAAGAAAGTGCTAGGGGTTGGGCTCCGGCTCCGTCTCTTCCTCGCGCACCACCGAGGGCGCCAGCGGTCCCGTGAGGTCGCACGGCACATCGATGACATGCGTGCGAATGGTGAACGAGAGCTTCATCTCCCGCCCGTACTGCGTGAGCGTCTCCGGCTTCGTCCAGTCCGTCGTGCCGAACGTAAAGTGACCGTTGCTCGCGTACGCGATCGCGCGCATCGCCCACTGCATGAGCGCGAACGTCGCGTTGACTTGCGCTTCCTCCGACGTCTTGTCCGTCGCCCACACGTAGCAGGCGAGCTGCATCTCCCACGCGGCGAGCGGTCGCCAGTCCTGCGGCTGCCACCCGTCCGGGAGCGGGTCGGGCGCTTCGGTGCGGCGGACGCCGGGGCCCATCGCCGGAAGGATCTGCCCTCCCTTGCCGCCTTCGTCGGACGGACCGATCACGATGCGATTGCCGCCGGCCTGCTTCGCCTGCTTCGGACGCTGCAACCATCCTGCGGCGAGCTCGGCGGGGACCTGGAACATCTCCAGGTATTCGCGCATCCGCGCGACGAACACCGAGAAGCCAGACTCCTGCGTTATCTCAGTGGTCATCGCTCACCGTCCCAGCTTTCGTTCGCGGACACGTTCGATCGTGCGCTCGATCGCCTCGATCGCCTCTTTGGGCTCGGTGTCATCGGCAAAGATTGGAAGGATCTGCCGCTTCGGACGGTCCGACTTGTGACCCATCATCCGGTTCTGGAAGAACGAGCCGTTCGACTCCGAACGAAGCGTGACAACGAAGCTCGCTCCCGCCACCGCGACGCTGAGATCCTCGGAAACGTCCTTGTAGGCGCTGCCGTCCTTCTTTGGCGCGAACGCGTTGCCGGCGATATCCCTACCCGCTGCGGTCTTTGCCTTGATCGCCTTGAGCGCCTCGGCGGCGGCCTCCTTCGCGATCTCCTCTGGCGCCGATCCAAGGGATTCGATCTCGGCAATGAGCTCGCTCAGATCCGGCACGGGTCACCGCTCCTTCCGCGCGCGGTGCCAATCGATCGCCGACGCGAAAGAGAACGCGCGCGCCTTCCTACGTGCGACCCCGGATGTGTCCTGCTTGCCCGGATCCGGCTCTCGCTTCGGTAGCTCGACGAGGCCGTCACGAGCGTTCGCGGCCTGCTCGAGCCACGCGAACGCCGCGTCGCGGGCCTTCACGATCTGGTCGTCCTGCTGACTTCCAGGGTCGAAGCCGATGATGATGCGTAGCTGGTACGACATGATCTGCGTACCGTGAAACTTCACGACCTCAGGATACGGAGCGGCGAACGGCGTCGCGTACCGCTTGAAGAGGTACGAATCCATAAGCCGCGAGATCGACTCGATGATTGCGAGGAGGCGCCCGGGGTTTGCCTCGTCGAATTCGGCGAGAACCGGCCCAGGAACCGAGCCCATCGTGCGGAGGTAGTCGACGTCCCAATACCCGGCCATGTTGCCTCCAACGAGAAAGGCCCGAGTCCGGACGAACCGGAGCTCGGGCCCATCGTTACCGAGCGCCTACGTCAGGCCGAGATGAGCATCTGCACGAGGTATGGGTGACCGACGTACGCCGTCAGGTCCGCCGTGCAGTCGAATTCGAGCTCACGCATGCGCGCCAGCTCCGGGATCGTCAGGCCGTCGAAGTTCGTCAGCGTCGGCGGGAACAGGGTGCTGATCCCGAACGGACGCGACAGCATGCCTCCACCGACGAGCTCGGCAACGAGAATCAGGACGTCCTTGCCGCCGACCTGAGCGAGACCAGGGACCGACACCGGCGTGATGTCGTACGTCGACTTCTTGGCGACGACGTTGTCCGTCATCGCGATGAAGCTCGCTGCGGTTGCGGTGTACGCTTCGTACTTGTTCGTCGGCGAGTGAAGCAGCCAGCGCGGGCGGACCATGCGGCAGGTGCCGTCCGCCATCACGCGATTCTCGATGGCGGCTGCGCCAGTCGCAACCGTCTTCGCGATGTTCGCCGCCGTGAAGTCGCAGCCCGTCGTCTTGTTGCTGTACACGCCTTGCGACGTGTCCTTGTAGTTGACGTAGTGACCGGTCCCGCAGAACACGAGTCCGTCGTACGCCTTCGTGGTCGTCGTCAAGCCGTTGACCAGCTTGAGCAGCGAGTTCTGTCCGTAGAGAGCCGCGCCCGCTCCGAGCCCCGATGCGGCGTCCGTCTTGATCTGGATCGCGCCTGCGGTCTTGAAGTCGCGATCGCGGACGAGGAAGCCGCCGCCCGCGGGCTTGTGCGAGATCATCGTCCCTGCCACGCGGAGGTCGGAGTACTCGATGCCGAGCCCCTCTCGCATGCGGATGTCTTCGACGAGGAACTGGAGCAGGTCGTCCGCCGACTCACCGTTCCGCTCGACGGCGACATCCTTTGCCCATCGGTTCTCGAGCGCGACGTCGTAGCTCGACTGGTGGACGACCTGAAGCGACTTGTTCAGGGCCATCACGACATTCAACGGGGTAAACATGTGCGTGCTCCGAGATCAGAAGGGGAGAATGACGGCAGCCCGGCCGTCGTCTTCGATGTTGACGAGTTTCCCGGCCTTCACGGCGTTCGTGGCCGTGGTCGTGATCGTCTTTGGCGTCGCGCCGACGTAGACGTCCTTCCCGACGTCCGCGATCGTGAGCGCGCCGCCCGGAAAGAAGAACGCCGTTTCGCCTTGCGACTGCTCGACGATCACGAAGAAGGCGCCATCCGCGCCTCCCGTGTTGTCGTAGTCGGCGATCGACGAACCCATGACGGTGCCCGTCACGCCGGCGTTCGGAGCCGGAGACGCCGCCGCGTAGCCCGTCGCGTTGATGTAGACGGTGTCGCGTGCGGAGATCACCGCGTTCGCGGCGACGGGATACCGGTGCTTGTTGGTCTTGAGACTGGCGCCCACGTGGTCCTCACTTCCCCAGCATGCGTTTGGTGTTTTCCGCGGCCTTCTCGATCATCGAGATGGTCACCGCAGACTGCGGATCCATCGGCGCGGCGGTTTGCTCGCGCTGGATCACGGTCGGCCTCGACGCTCGCGGACGGGTGCCGATCGCGGAGGCCTTTTCCAGCTTCGCAACGCGATCGGTAAGCGTCTGGATCGTCTCGTTCGCCGCGGCGAGGGCAGAAGACATTTCCTTCTTTTCCTCGTCGTCCGACTTTTCGTCGCCGGTCTCGGACGTCTTCTCCTTGTCCGACTTGTCGTCGGCCGTCTCGGACGCGCCTTCGGTTTCGGTCGACGCTCCGTCGAGAAGCGAATTGAAGTACGCCGAGAGCTTGTCCAGCGCGGCGGCCTTTTCCTCGTCGCTTGCGTTCGGATTCGCGAGGACGCCGAGCGCTGCAATCAGGTCTTTGACGTTCATGGTCGGTGTCCTTTCTGCGAAACAAAAGAAAGTGTCAGGTTCGTGATCGAAGACTCACGAGACGAACGCGCGAGCGCGCCATCGCGAGAAGCCCCGGCGCCGACGATCGCTCGATCGCGGATGCGAGCGCAGGGATCCCGTGCGTGAGCGGGTTGTTCGTCAGCGCGCAGTTCGTGTACGAGAGGACCTCGCGCGTCTCCGGGTCGGCGTCGTAGCAGGGTGAGAAGTAACGCCACTTCGGAGGCGACGCCTCGAGTCCTTCGCGCGCCTCGTCGGTCCACTCGCACGACACGGCCCAGAGCTCCGGCTTTGCGTCGTGTTCGCGCACTTCCAGCGCATGCCATCCGGCGGCCTCACCCGCCTTTGGCGAGACGTCCTTCATCATCGACCGGTGATCGAAGTCGAAGCTTAGGAGCCGACCGCGCGAGTTGTGCTCGGCGACAAGCGATGCGGCGGACCGCTCGGAGAACACAACGATCTTTCCGTCGCACTCGTTCGGGCCGTACGCCCAAAGGCGGAACGCGGTGGGCGCCTTGCCTGGCGCGGGGCGCTCGACGAGGGGGCGGCCCGCAGCGAGCTCGGCGATCGACAGAACCGACCGTTCGCTCACGACGATCCTCGACCGACGAGTGGGATGTTGAACCGCTTCGCCATGGCGACAACGTCAACCTTCTCGCCGGCCAACGCCGCGAGCTCCTGCCATCCCTTTGCCGCTTGCGCGCTTGTGTTGGCCGCGTTCGCCTCGGACGCGAGATCTTTCGGCGGAGTCGTGTCCCATTGGACGGTGGGCCGATTGAACCAGCCGTCGAAGGAGAATCGACGTTGAGCCCAGACGGGGATCACCTGCTCGTTCAGCGCATGCGCGAACGTCTTCGCGTCGACCTGCACGAGATCGGACTTCATCTTCGCGAAGTAGCCGACGTTGCCGAACCCAGGCCCCGGGTCCGTCGTCCCGCTCTGGCCCGACACCGCAAGGACGACTTCGCGCTCCGATGCTTCGATTGCGTCCTTCAAACTCGTCGGCGTCGCCTGCGACGGCTGCTCGAGCTCGAACGTCCAACCTTCATTGAGCCGGATCGCTGGGAATGGCCCGAAGTGGTTGATCGCGTCGAAGGTCTCGTTTGCCTCTTCGTCGTTGGCGCCGTTCGGCGTCGTGAGCTTTTTGATGGGGAACGCGAGCGAGTTGTTCCACGCGTTCAGGTTCAAGAAAGCCTGACGTCGATTGATGTACGCGAACGCGAGCGCCTGCCAGATTCCGTAGCGCCACGGGTAGTCGGAGCCGTGCGGGAAGGCGAGCAGCCAGCGACCGTCGCCCGGGTTAACCGGTTCGCGACCGCCCGCGGACGTCTGTACGTACCATTGATTTTCGGTGTGGCTGAACTGAAGAAACTCGGGGTTCCTTCGCACGAGTCGCAGTTCGCCGCCCTCGTCTTCGAGGATCTCACCGAAGATGATGTTCAGGACGCCACCATCGCGCGCGAGCAGACCGAGCTCGGACGATGAGCAGAACGTGTCGAACTCCTCGCGGAGCGCACGTGCGTACTTTTCGTTGGGTCCCTCGATGGTTCGAGGAAGCTGCAACATGCCGTCGAAGCGCGTGGAGAGCTGACCGACGATCGCGCCGTCACCGAGGAGCGCATCCGAGATGCGCCCGATCGTCTGCATGTTGCCGGTCTCGGCCATCTGCAGCGCCGCCGCGATGTCGGGCACGTCCCAGTCCTGGTACGTGCTCATCCACGGCGTGAGATTCTTCGAGCGCTTGCCTCGCCCGTTCCGCTCGACTTTCCGCGGCGACTGCGAGCCGCGGACAAAATTCAGGAAGCGACGAACGACGGACGCCACATTCGGGCGTCAAAAACAAAAGAAAGTGTCAGCTCCTACGCTGTCCCATCCACTGCGAGAGCACCCGACCTGGCGAATGTCCTCCGCGCGCGGATTGTGGCGTCACGCGCGGTCGCGGAGGTGGCGGAACCGGACGGCCCTCCGGCGGCGCGATGCGCGCCCACGTTCGTTCATGCAAGCCGTCGGGCTCCCAGACCGCTAGACCGAGGCCGTCCGCGCGGTCGGGCGAACGCTTGAGACGTTTCTTCATGACGTCCTTTCGTTCGATCGTCCGCTTGTGCGCGTGCTTCGGAGCGTACGGAGATCCGTACGTCACGGTGTAGAGCTCCTCTTGGAGCAAGGGATCGTTCGGCGCCTCTCCGCCGGCCCGGAACCAGGCGCGAACCGTGAACCAGATCTCGTCGCGGATGAAGAGGTACTCGTCGTCGCGCACGGGAGGAGGATCACCAGGCCGAACGGCGAACACGGTATCTTGCTTCGCCTTCGTCCGCTGGATCTCGATGTAGCGATCGTGACCGATGCCCGCAGCATCCACCTTGATGCGCGCAGGCTCGCGAATCCGGTGGTCTCGGTACTTGTCGGTCACACGGTGCACCTCGTCGGCAAGCTCGTACTTGTCGAGGCCGTTGGCGACGACCTGTTCCAAGACAACGAGACCGCGAACGGCAGTGATCACGATGTCGTCGGGATCCGCTCCGTCTCCGGCAACGTCGACGCCGACAGAAAGTGAACCTGCCTCTCTCGCGAATTCTCCCGGCGGACGTCCCTCCCATGCTTGCTTCCGAGCGAGCCAGCGCTGACCAGATTCCTCCACCAGACCGCGAGCGATCAGGTTCTTGTCGTCGACGCGCGGGAAGAACGCGAGCACCCGCAGTCGGTACTCGGGATGGTCTTCGTCCCCCTGGCACTCGGCGAGGACCTCCGCGATCCACACGCGCGAGGCGAACGCCGCAGAAGCGGGAACGATGCCAGCCTCGACGTACTCAACGATCTCGAACGCGTCGATCGTGAACTTTGCGTAGTTCGCGGCGTTGCGGTGGAACGAATCAAAGAACGTTCCCGTCGCGTAGTTCGCGTTCCCGATCATGAGGAATCGGGTTTGCTCCGCCGCCAGCGAGCTCTTCAAAGCGGTCATGTGCTCGTCGCGAATGCCTGGCGCCTCGTCGGCGATGATCAGAATTCGACCGCTGAGGCCCTGGAGAGCGACCGGGTTGCTTGCAGCGACGCCGAAGATCTGGCGACCGTCCGGCGCGTGCATTCCGTCGACCGCATTGGTTAGCGGCTGCTCGTCGATCGTCCCCGAGTGAGGGCACGGGCGCGGATATTCGTCTTCGCGGATGTACTCGGGATGCTCGTGTGTCGCCTCGAACGCTGCACGACAGTCGCCGCAGCATCCGGAGCGACGCACCAGGTTCTCGATCTCGTAATAGAGATTGCTTTGAACGTTCTCTTCGGTCGGAGCGAAGAGGATCACGCGACCGCCGGGTATGGTGCAGTACCACCAGAGCGCGGCAATCGCTCCGAGCATCGTTTTGCCGGCCTTGTGGCAAGCCACGCATGTGGTCCGTCGATTCCTCACGACGGACCAGATGATGTCGACCTGCTTCGGGTGAAGACGAACGCCGAAGATGTCCCACGCGAAGCCCTCGGGATCGTCCTTGTACTTCGGGTTCGGCCACGAGAGCTTCGCGGCCTTCGCTGCCGCCGCTCGGAAGGAGATTACGAACGCGGTCTCGATCGGTGAGAGCATCACGCGCCCTCGGACACTGATGCCAGCGCCGCACGTGCGTTTGCCTGGCAAGGAACGCATCGACCACAGTGCGTTACCGCCTCAAGCGCAGCTTTGAGGCCTTCCGACTTAGCCCTATCCGCCATCAGGAGCCGAGCAAGCGCGGCCTTCGCTTCCGGCCACTTGTAGACGGTGAGCGCCTCTTCCTCCTCCGCCTGATCCAGCCACCACTCCGCCAACTCGATCGGGCTCTTCGAGATCGCCTCGTTCGTCCTCTGCCCGGGGAGATCCTCCACCCACTCGTCTTGGTGCCTCGGACTTGCGTGGACGTTGCCGCAGTGCCCAGCGCGCTCGATGCACCTGTTACCCTTCGGACTGCGAGACGGACAGGCTTCGCTCGTCCAAGGGCCACCGTTCGTGCGCGTCATCAACACCTTGCCGTCATACCGAGCTTCAAACAGGGTTGCCTCCTCGCTCATCGTCGTCCCTTCCCTTCGTGGTAGCTGAGCACGCGTCGATTCTCGAACAGGTGACGAAGCGCGTTGGCCTGTTCGTCGAGGCCGGCGCGCTCGACCTTCGCCAGCGCTCGAAAGAACTCGCGACGGATCTTCGCGGCGCGTGTGTGGTACCAGGCGTGACGCTTCTTCGGATCGCGCCCCTCCGGATACGGCCATCGTCGACGCGCCACTTCGGTGAACGAGACGACGGCGAACATCTCGCGCACCACGCCGAGTTGCTTTTCGCTGAGGACCTTCGCGAGCCGTTGCTCATCGATCGCCGGACGCGTGAGCAGATACTTGATCCGTACCTTCGCGCGTTTCACGAGGTACGAGACGGCCTGCTGGCTGCTCGCTCCGATGTACGACGCGACTTCCTTCTGGACGTGCGCGGAGTGACCGAAGAGTCCTTCGCTCAGCATGATCGCCAGCGCCTCGCGCACCGGGATGAGCTCGAGGTGGGCGTGTAGCGAGTCGCGAGCCCGCTTCGCCCGCGCCTCTCGCATCGCGTCGAGAAGGAATTCCGGCGTGTCTTGGTTCGAGACCTCGGGCAACCACTCCACCGCTTCGAGCTGCACGTATGGCCCGGACGCTCGCAACGCGTTCTCGTAGGTGCCGCTCATGACGTCGGCCCCAGGATGGCGAGCACCTTCGCAAGCGCCTCTGGATGCGGAGCGATCGCCTCGGTGATGAGCCGCACGACACGCTTGAACTCCGGGTGCTGCGCGATCCGGTTCATCGTGATCGCGTTCTCCCCGGTGCTCTTGTCGAGCGCCACCTGCGCGTCGACGAGCTTCTTCAAGGCCTCGGCACGCTTCACCCCGGAGAGCTGAGTGTCGTTCTCGAGCTCGCGAATGCCGTTGCGGATGTACCGCTGAAGGCGCGCGTTGTTCCCCTCCTCCGGAGCGTCTTCCTCGTCGTCGACGTCGTCGGGTGGCAACGAAGGCGGCGCCGGCTCCGAAGGCGGCGGAGGCTTGCCGTAAAGCTGCTCGAGCTGCCCGAGCTGCTCGTCCGATGGCCGGCGCGTTCCGGTGCGCCACTTCGTCACGGTGGACTTGTCGACGCCGAGCTTCAGCGCGATCTCCGCGTGGGAGTCGGGAGCGTTCGCGATCAACTCAGCGACGCGCGAGGGCTGCTTGTCACCGATCATCGCCCCCCCTCCCGGCCGCTGTCACCGGCTTGGTTTCGACCCCACGCACACAAAAACTGACG